GCTGCTACTTGAGGAATTCCTTGTTTGCCTAAATAACCGTTATTATACATTCCGTTACCAGGGTCAGATCCTGCGCTAGATATAGGCATCCCAGTTAAATAATCTACTATTTTTCTAGGATCATTACCTATACCTGGAAAAGAATTTAATTCAGGAGCAGGAACAGTTTTATAACCAACTCCAATACTTTTTAAAGGACCAGTTATTTTATTAGCTCCCAATTGACTTTGAAGTACTCCATTTATAGCATCTATTTCTTCATCTGTTGGTGCTGTACCTGGTATAGGATTCATACCTGGATCTCTTAACTCATTATGCTGTCTTGGATCATGATGTTGATCTGTCCAGTATCTAGGAATACCATCAATAATTTCTATTGGTTCATGGATACGATGTGCTAAAGCATTTGCCATTGACCCGTTACCTGGTCCAAGAATATCATTTGATGCTCCGCCTGAATATCTCATAGTTTTTATTAGTATTGTTTATATTCTACTCTTCGTTTATTTCATAAGTAAAAGGTTCATTTATTCGATTAATAGTTAAACCTAAACCTTTCATATTCCATTCAATTATATCTCCTTCTTTCCAACCTAAATCATCTTGGACTTCATCTGGTAAGTGTACAAATAGGTCGCCATTATTAGCTTGTTGCAACGCTATTGAATACTCTGTCATTTTTCTATTAGCTTTTCCATTAGCTTATCAAGCTTATTATGAATTGCTCTAAAGTGATCATTCATATCTTGCAATTCCCGAACAAAATCTACTTTTAAGACATACTCTAAAGGCATTCTATTTACATGTTCTTCCAGTGCATTTATACGCATACGTTGATTTTCTAGGTTTTGAATAGAGTCTTTCAGTCGTTCTTTATGACGTTCTAAAACTTTACTTGCAATCCAACCTCCTCCTGTTACAGAAGAGATAACAGCTGTTAACGCAAGTGTCAGAAAATCTGGTCCCACTGTTTTATCCTTTTTCTATATTCTAAATCACTTAGGCATCGCAATATTCCTAAGTACCCCAGGTAAACCTCTTACACGGGTAATTGGTATCTCCTCTCTACCTCCTATTTCCGTAAGCCAAGGTGCTATTGAATTCACGATAGGACTTACGATATTGTTGGTTAGCAAAACTTTTCTAAAAGGTACATTTTGTAAAGGAGCATCAACAGTTCTTCTAGGTTCTATATTATGTTTGCTTGGATCATATCCATATTGTCTAAGACTCGCTTCTAAATCTGTATCTCCCCCACGTATTTTCCTAGCTAACGGGTCCATAACTCCGTGTTCAAACATATCCATACCATGATCAGCCATTTCATTTAAAAGATATCCTGGAATAACACTTGCTGCTCCTGTTGCTAATGGAGCTGCTACATATGAACCTCTCATTAATAATTGGTTCTTAAGACTCCAAGGAGTACCAGCAACTTTTGCAATCTTTCTACCAAACTGATCAGCCCTATATTCTGTTCCTAGTGTATTTCTCCATTCAGGACTAAGTATTTCACCTGCAGCTCCTTCAAGCATTTGCATAGGTAAACTTTGATTCGGGTTAAGTGCTCCTATAGCAGAAACTAAAATTTGAGTAGGACTTCCGCCTTTAAATTTTTTATTGAGTTCTCCTGAACCTCTTGCATCTAAACTCTTTTTTCCACTAGGTGTTGAGTAATCTAATGCATGTCCTAATTCATGTGCAGTAGTAGTTGCTCCATAAAGATAGTCTGCTGGAATAGATGGTTGATTTGGATTAAAAGGAGAACGTAACAAACTTAAATTAGATTCAGTTGTTCCTATTGGACCAGAAATAACTAAACCTTTTTTATTTCCTTGATATAAAGGATTTGACTCTTGTACAAAAGCAGAAAGTAAATAAGGATACTTTTTCTTTATAAGATTTAAATCTTCTTGAAAAACTTGCTCAGCAGTTCCTCCTAAACCGGAGACAAGACCACTCTTATCTGCTTTAAGTTTTTGGTAATAATCTAAAGGGGATTCTGGGAACTTCCTAGATAAATTAGCTACATCTCCTTCTCCATAAAGAGCTTCTGGATTATTAATATCTACAGGATTACCACCTAATTTTTTATAAGCATCTGCAACACGAACTGCTTGTTGTGTAGTAATTGGAACATCTGTATCTGCTAAGAAGTTATGAAAGGGTTGTAACTTTTCTGCTCCCTGTATTTGAAGTCTTCTTCCATATTTTGTAAGTCCTTCACTTATAGGCTCAAATAAACCCTCTAACTTTTTGTAATAACCTTTATCTTCCCATTTCCCTTTTAAACTGGGAAACATATTTTTAAGATCTTTTTTATCCATAACTAATTAGAACATTCTCATTTGATTAAAAGGATGTCCTTGCATTTTTTGCTCAACGGAACGCAAATCTAAAGGAAAGTTAAACTTAATTAGTTTTCCAGAACCACCAGGATCTCTTATAAATGTTGAATGTGGATTAGCAGTATTAGCACGAGCAAGTTTAATGGGAGGAGCTAAAGGATCTGTACCTTTAGGATTCATATAATCGTCATATTCTTTTTGATACTTCTCTTGTAACTTGTCATAATCTTCCTTTGGAACATCACCTCTAGCAATAGCTTCATCTAATGTTCCAGCGGCAAGAGGTTGAGGAGAAATTAAATCACCTACAATCAATCCAGGTAGTCCTCCAGCAAGTCGTCCCACTGGACTCAAGTTGGCTAATGCTCGTAGTGGTCTTTTAATTATTTCTCTACCTAATGGAGTTGGTCCTGACATAAAACCACCTTCACCTGCAGGAACCCCTGGACGAAATCCACGAGTTAAATCCCATCCTCCTTTAGATCCACCTTTACCAAACTTTCCTCTTTGCAACCAATCATCAGAAACTAATTCACCTAAACTAGCTTTAGCTTCATTAGGAATTCTTGTATTTAACCCACGGTTAAACCACTCCATGGCTTTGCCAGCTATATCCATTAATCACTTACAATTTCTATATTAAAAGTCTAACTGAAGGTTACCTTTCCTCATTAACCCTGTAACTAACCACACTAAAGCGTCTACACAATCATCATGACTACTAACACCAAAGTTAGTTAATTCTTCAAACATATTCGTAAAGTTTCTATAGCGGTTGAAGATAATTTTTCTATCTTCAAACATACCCATAATTCCTCTAAATCTAGCTAACTTATCTGCTCTAAATCCTTTAACAGGATGCCAAACTAAATTATATAAATTCTCTCCTTGTAAACAAACTCGTTTAAAGTCAGCTTCTAATGAAGCCTGGTATTGAACTGCTTCTGACCAAATATCACATGTTGAATAAGTAGGGTAGTAGATACCGTTTTGATCTTGTCCTATAACAGACCAATCATTTAATAACTCTTTTAAAGCATCTAATTTTTCTAAATTACCCATTACTCGTATACGTCTGTAATCAATTATGTGTATACGGTCTTCAATTCTCCCTCCAAGAACCATAACTGTGTAGTCATTCTTTTCTCTAACACCTGCAGATAAGTCAACTCCTATTCCTAACGTATCAAATTCTGTTGTTATTTCGGCTTTAACAATTAACTCTGGTGCTAGTGATAGTTCATTTTGACGAATAACTTTATTCATATACTGGAATGAAAAAGCAATAGGAGCTTGTCGTTTCTTTTCTTTTAAATACTCCAGTGACCACATATCAGGCCAATAGGATTTTTCTTCACCTGTTTCTTTATCATTATTAATTGCAGATAAGACTATTTGAGTCCAATTATTCTGATCGTTAAAAGTAGTTGAATGGATATCATCATGTCTGAACCTAGTTCCTAAACATATAGCTCTAGCTCCTTCAAACATAGTTGGTGCAATAACAGCATTCCAATTGTCTTGCATCTGTTTTCTAATATCTGGGTTAGCTATATCAGCAGCAGATTTAATAGCGTCATCAATCATCACAAGATGAGAACGCTTAGATGTAACAGAACCTTTTAATCCAGCAGCACATAAAGTAAATTGTTCTTCACCAGTAGTATCTATTCCTGCAAACTTATGATCAATAGACCAGTACTCATTACTTGTAACATTCTTTAAAAGACGTACATGAGGAAAGACTTCTTGATATCTTTTACTTTCAATAATTCTTTTAATAGTTGCAGACTTAGATCGAGCAATATCAACAGTGTAAGAAAGATAGAGAATCTGTAATGGTAACTTAGCTTCTGTATGTATCCCAATAGCCCAAGCAGTAAGTAAACCTAAAACTGTAGACTTAGCAGAACCACGAGGTGCTAAGAGATCTACATTTGGTCCAGCAATCTTAATTAAACAGCTACTATCTTCTCCAGTTATAAAATGTCTATGCCATTCTTTATGATGCTCAGCAGGAGGTTTATCAGCTACATACTCACAAAAATAAGCAAAATTATCTCTTGCTTTTTCCAGTAACTCTAAATTTTTAGGTTTCTTGATTTGTTGCTTACGAGCAGCAGCCTTAGCATTACGTCTATATGCAAGATGGGTATAAGAAGGCACTAACTGTATTCAACGTACTATTAAATACTAACTTATTTCTTTTCTTTTGACTTTTGCTCTTTATACTTACGTGCTTTATCTAGAGCTTCTTTACGCTTCTCTTTATCTGATAATTTAGTACCATCATCTTTCTCTTTATTTTTATTCTTAAAATACTCAACTAATTGAGGAGGCATTTTACCTTTAGCCATATCCCTATTTAAATTCTGAATAAATATATTTTAGCGTAGCTACTTTTCTATTATTAGTTACTTTCTTCCTCTAAGTTCTTTTAGCTTACTTAAGAAATTTTTGAATCTAGAAGAATCAACGCCTTTTGGAAGTTTAGATTCTGAGTAACCTACTTTAGGTGTATTAGACGTATCAGAAGAGGGGCCTCGACCTCGTTGCCAAGCAGATCCTTCTGGTGGTCTAAAACCTCCGTTTGAAGCAGTCCACGTTTCTCCTGTTTCAGGGTTATACCAATCCACCAAAGCCATGGTAGATATTCCTCCAGAATGAGTAAAGCCATGGGGATTTACCAGCTTTGCCATCTGCTCTGGAGTTAAGTTCTTATAATCTATCTCAGGTTTTTTCCCTTCAACTGGTGGTTTATTTGGAAAACGCCCTTCTTTAGGTGGCCATCTACGAACTGGTTTGTCTCTAGGTGGTCTACCTCCTCTTAACCAATCTGGTTTTCTAGGTCCCTCTCTCTCTGGAAGGTCTATACGTCCAAAACCAGGACGACGATCAGGACGACGATCAGGACGACGATCAGGACGACGATTAGATCTTCTTTCAGCCTCTCGTCTATCTCGTTCTCTTCTTCTGTCCATTTCCATTTCCTTTCTTTGTCTATATTTATCACGTTCTACTCTTCCTGACTCCATAGCAACTCTCCAAGAATTAGGTCCTGAACCACCTCCTCTAAATATGGGTGGGGTATCTCGATCTACTCTTTCTCTACTACCTCCCTTGTAGATACCTCGATCTTTTGCTATCTCTGAAGCACCTTTAAATATTGTAGATATAGTAGATCCACCATCACCAAAAGGTTTAGGACCTGGTTGTTGATTTCCTTGATCAGGAAAACCAGGAAGTCCTACTTCTTTATTTCCTTTAAATGTAGCTTTAGAGCCGCCCATTATTTAAATCCTCTATATAATAATTTAAAAGACTTTCTAGTATTTTAGAATAACTATTCTTCTAATTGCATTCTTGCCCAGACACTCATAGTTGCTTCTTCTAAAGGTATTTCAATTGGATCATCTTTAAAAATAAACATCAACTCACGTATCGCTCTATCAGCTCCAGCCATTAGTAAACCTTTTCTATCCTTAGTGCTAGTGAACTGTTCTATCTGTGCAATTGTTCCACGTAATTCTTTTTGCATTTGAGCAATACGAGCAACTCCTGCGTCACGCTTAACTAATCCTGTTTCTACATCTTCTCTTAACTTACGTATATCTTCTTGCATCTCATCTATTTCAAATAGAAGTTTCTTTCGATGATCAGGTTTTGTATAAATATCTTTTAACCAAGCATCACATGCAACAATACTTCCCTCATAACCAAGGAAACGTGAATATAAATAAATTTCTATTATTGAATAATTTTCTGAAGCAAATGAACAAAATGACTCCTGTGTAGAGGAGTCTAAATTATCTACCCAAGTATTAAATACATCAATATTTATACGCTGATTGGGACTGTTTACGATCTCTTTCTTCTTCCCTTTCACGGAACTCTTGTTTCTGGCGATCAGAGGTTCTTTGCTCTGTAGCTCCTTTACCAATGGTTTCTCGTTCTTGGGCACCTGCATCCTCCAATTTCTTCTTAGAAAAATCGTAGGCAACTCCAGCGGCTTGACGATATTTGTCTATATCAAACCAGTCGTCATCACCATAAGTTTCTTCTACAGCCATGATAGTAACCTACGTTAAGAAAAACTAGAAGTTGCCCATCATTGAAGCAAGACCCTGTGAGAAGATGTCACGACGACCTTCTACAGACTTCTGACGTTGCTGACGCTTTTTAGATGCTTCAAGACGATTTAATAATTTTTCAAATCTATTAATATCAAAATCTGAAGAAGTGTCTGTAGTTCCTTGTTCTACATCAGTATTGTATGCTTCAGTCATTTACTTTTAAAAATCATATTATAATAATTATAACAATAGGAATATTTAAATTACTAACTCCAGAATCCACTTAGTGCTCCTGTAATAATATTTGTATCGGATTGGATACGAGCAATATCTTTCTGACCTTCAGTTTTAATCTTTGCAGTTTCTTTATCAATATCTCCTTGGAGAGAAGTTAAACCAGCACTGTATAGATATTTTCTAGTATCTCTGATGTTTTGTGTACCTTCTTCAAGTTCTTTAACTGTTCTTGCTTCTGAGAAGTAATCTGTAAAGTCAGGAGTAGTAATACCAGATTTAGTTTTTAAATCTTCGCTTACTGTTGGTAATAAAGAAGCATCAAAAGTATACTTACGTTTACCTGTTTTATTACCATCATCATCAACAGTTTGCTTACCAAACATCGTGTCGTAATAGTTATCTAAGTAGCTTTGATTAAACTTCTTGGTATATTCAGAACCTGATTTAATAGAATCACGAAGACCGGATATACCAGCACCACCATAAGCACGGTCTTGTAGTCTTTGTAAACCTGTGCTTATTTCATCTTCAGTTGCTGCTCTACCTAACAGATCTTCATATGCAGTTTCAATACCTGTAGTTCTTTGCCTACCTAAGATACCTGTATCACCATCACCAGTTCCTCCGTAAGCTTCCCATAGGTTTTTTACATATTGTTGTGGATCTGACCATTCATCCCAATCAGTATCCCACTCATATTCAGGAGGAGTATAAGGAGGTTGGAATGTAGTATCTGGATCTTCCTGTGTTGTTACAGTTGTACTTGCAGGTTCATAATCAGGAGATCCTGGTTGTCCTATAGCTTCAGTAGTAGTTGTAGTAGTTGATGTAACTGTAGGCACATCATCAGGATCAGCTGGATCTGGATAATCAGTTATATCTGTTTGACCTGGAGTCATTAAATTGTAACGACTAATATAATTTTCTAGTTGACTTGCAGCGTCTTGATAACCAATGACACCTGAAGTCATTTGATTCTGCAAAGTATCATAGTAAGACTGTAAACCTCTACCACCAGCCGCTTGACGACCTTCTGTCCTAGCTCTGTCGTAGGAAGTTTGCTTCTCAGCACGATCTGCTAATCGATTTTCACGTTCAGTTTGGTACTGCAGATACTTCTCAAACGATTTATCTGGGGGTAATGGCTTAGGAGCCTCAATAACAGTTTTAGAACCACCCATTATCCAAATCCTCCGGAGATTGGTCCAAACATACCAGCCATTGCAGCTTGGTTTCTTGCTACTTCTTTTCTTATCTCATGCTCTCGTTCTCTACTCTTAGATGCCCTGTAATTAGGATCAGTAAGCAATGCAATCTTTTGTTTAGAGTCCCTAAAGTTAGCATCTCTATCTAAATCTCTACCTACTGTTTTATCCCACATCTTAGCTGCTTTCTGTCTTTGAAAATCTAAGTCTGCACCCCAACCAAATGTAGCATTTCTTGCTGCAGTACTTTGTCCTATATTTCCTTTTCCTACATCTTTATGGGCACCAGCAGCTATATTCGCTTGATGCATACCGGCTTGGGCTGTTGTATTGGCCGCATTTTGCATAGCACGGCCTTGCATTATCCCTCCTAAGAGGTTTAAACCTGCACTTGCAAACATCCATGGTCCCATTCCTTGCATTCCTCCGTATGATGATGGATTTGGTGTGCTTCCACCTGCTCCACCGCTAAAGCCTCCGGCATCTGTTCCCCAGTCATAAATGAAAGCATCTCGCTTAGCATCCTCATAAGAAGGCATGCCCCATCCTGGCCAGTTAGGATCTGATGGATCTCCAGGGTATCCGTTCATCTTATTTTACCCGAAGTACTTTCTGTTAGGAACAGATCCGGGGTCAATGGTTTTGACATTATCCATTAGAGCTATACTCCTTATGAAGTCTTGTGTTCTCTTGGCTTGTTCTTGTGCTGCTTGTAGTTGTATAGCACCTGGCATTCTAGCTATATCCGCTATCTGTCCTGGTATCTGCATCATCATCTTTGTCTTTGCTCCTTCTCTTGAATATTTCAAAGCATCTTCAAATCTTTTGGATTCAGCATTTATATCATCTTGATTCATCTCTCTCATAACGCCCATTACGTCTTTTAGATAGGCATTAGGATCTTTACTAAGATCTCTTTCAGTTTTACTGGTATTTAAAAATGTAGAATATCTATCAAAAATTGTATTCTTACCAGCTTGATCAAGTATCTGATAATCCGCAGGAGTCATACCTTCTCGAAGTAAAAACCCCTCCCATAGATCTTGATCTTGTACTCCAGCTAAATTTCCTGCTTCTCCTGGTAATGGCATGGTTATAAACTCGAGGGATCTAAGATTGCTTTATAGCGAGGATCATACTGAATTTGAGCTCTTCTAGTAGCTCCTCTTTCGCTCATAGCTCTATCATACAAGCTCATCATCCCAGTCATCTGAGTGATTTGTTGAGCTAGTTGTCCTTGAGTATTTAACAGTGCTTGCTTAGCTACTAATTCTCTTTGTAAATTTTTCTCGTAAAAAGGATCTGCTGTTTCTAAGGCTGTTTGTTGTGCTTTCTTAGCAATCTCTATGTCAACAGCGGCTTGTTTTTTCTGTTGATATCTCTTACCTATGTAGGGTATATCAGCAAAGATTCCACCAAGACCTCCAGAGCTAGCACCATAAGGTATAGCACCGGCAGCTAATCCAGTTACTCCTGTTGGACCACCTCTGCCTTGTCCAGGATTTAAAGCCTGTCTTTTAACACTTTGTGCAACACCTACAGCAGTAGCCGGAGCAAGTAATCTTAATGCTCCACCAGCCATTTTTACATAAGGATTTGGACTAGCCATCATCCCTGAAGTGAGTCCTGTTGTTAATCTATTTGCTCCTATTGCAAGGCCAAAATCTATAGGTGCAGTAAGAACAGCACCAAGAGGATCTCCAGCTAATGCTTGATCTACTAATCCTAATGTTGCAGCAGACTTACCAAATCTTCCTCGTCTAGCTACGCCAGTAGGTGTATACCACATATTACCTTTAAAACCAGCTCCACCTACATCTGCTGGATCAGTAGAAACATATTTTCTAAAACCAAAGTCAGGAAGCTGCGGACCAGGGCTTTTATCACCGATCATCTCGGTAGCCATTGGACTTACTTTTAGCCATTCCCTCCAACTTGTAAAAGGTTTGTCTGCCATTATTTAATACAAGTTCTCTTAATATATTTAATTTTATCAGGGGTTATACTACTCATACGGACTCATTGGTAATTGTGTGTTTTTTTGAGTTGCTGCTAACGCACGATTGAACAGATTTCCAGCCAAGGCTCCACCAGTACTTCCTGCTAGACCACCCCCAATTGCTCTAAGGATGGGTGCTTTACCCATAGTTCGTGTTTTGACGGGCTTGCCGCCGAGCCCTGGTAATGTTCCCTGTACTGTTGTTGTGACCGAAGGAGCACGTTTTATCGCTTCACGGGCACCTAATACACCTCCTGCTAATCCCGTTACCGATGGCACACTAACTGGGTAACCTAAAAACCTGGCTTCTGGATTTCCCTGCAGGTTTTCACCTGTGAACTTTACAAGTCCACCTGTTACCTTACCTACTGGATCTGGGTTGTTATACAAGAAATTAAGATACTGTCCATAACGCTGCTTAGTTAGCGTAGGTATCTCTTCTTGTGCTGAAGAATACTTAAGTGGTCTACCTGTTCTACCTTGGAAGAATCTTTGAAAAACTTCTGTTGCTGGGTTAGCAGTTTCGGTAGGATCATCTGATCTTGGTGTGTTCTGTTTAAATCCCTTTGGCCTACCTAGTTGAGCAAGGTTAGTAGGATTATAAGCACCTGTTGCAGCAACAGCTGGTTGAACAGCTGCTAAACCAATCCAACTTGCTTGATACTTATCTAATTTACCTGTTGGATCAACTGTTCCTCGTAATAACTCATCAGCTATAGCTAAAGGATGATTCATTCGCCAATAATATTTTCTTGTCTCATCAGAAGTGATATCTCCAGCAAATCTGGCTGCATATGCACCTGTTGCAGCTAAAGGAGTCTTTTTAAAATCTATACCTTGAGCTTTTAATTGCTGTCTAAACTCAGGATCATAAAATACATTTCTTCCATAATCTGGTC